GGTGACACTGCAAACGAAAGTACATTACATATCGATTCACAACCAACTTGTTTTGAATAATGGCTACACTTTCGAATACTAAAATAAAAGATACTTATCAGTCGCTTGTTAAGTTTAATGACAATGGTAATATAACAACGTCTCCTAAGCGTCTTACAGACGGTTTTGGGAACGTTTCTCCTTTTTATGTATCTACCACACAGGTTGGTATCGGAACGTCTCCTAACTCAAGCTATGACCTTCATGTTTACGGTAACACTAAAATAGGTGCAAACCTAGACGTTTCTGGTAATTTAACAGTCAATGGTACTTTAACATATTTAAACGTAACAGATTTAGCTGTAGAAGATCCGCTAATAAAATTAGCAAAAGACAATGACGCTAATATATTAGACATTGGTTTATTTGGTAAATATGCTGTTTCTACAAATGTTAAGTATAAGGGTTTTTTTAATGATGCTAGTGACGATAAATTCAAAATATTTACAGGATTAACAACAGAACCAACAACAACAGTTGATGTTAGTGATAGTGGATATACAGTTGGAACTCTTGTGGCTAATGTTGAAGGAAATTTAACAGGAGATGTTACAGGAGATGTTACAGGTGATGTTACGGGTGATGTAACAGGTAATTTAGAGGGAAATGTTACTGGTGGCACTATAAGTGGAACAACTGGTACTTTTAGTAGTAATTTTATTATAAATTCTGATAGTTTTGCCTTTAATGGTACTGCTCCAGTTATGACAGTAAACAGTAGTAACGCTGCATCTGGTTTTAGAATTAACATAACTGGTTTAGATGAGGTAGGAGATTCGTTAATTAGATTTCAAGACAACTCTACTACAAGATTTAATATGACAAAAGATGGTAGGATTACTACAATAGGCAATATAGATACAACTTTAGTTATAGACACTAACACAAATGCACAGCCATTAAATATAACTAGATTAGGTATCACCTCTAGTCAAACACTACAAATTGGAATAACTGATACTGTTGCTATTTTTAACTACATAGAAGATACAAGTAGTGAAGGTACAGGTGTTTTTGGTACTTATAGTTTTAGATTAAGTGGTAATGATGGTGAAGCTACTGTAATACCTTTGACATTAGGTAAAACAGAATCTACTTTTAGTGGTCAAGTAACTATTCCAGAAACACCAACAGCAGATGCTCATGCAGCATCTAAAAAATATGTTGATGATAATACTGGAAGTACTGATTCAGCTAAAAGATTAGAGGTTGATGTTAAAAATGTTCATGGTGCTACTTTAGCAAAAGGTACTGTTGTTCATGCAGAACCCACTGGAACATTAAGTGGAAATGTTATTGAGGTTGTTGCAGCAGATGCAAATACTCGAATGCCAGCAATAGGTGTTTTAAATGAGGCATTATTAGATGATGGTGAAGGAAAAGCAGTAATGTTTGGAACTGTACAAGGCATTGATACATCTGGTTTTAGTGTTGGTGATGAGTTATATGTTTCTGCAACTGCTGGGCAATTTACAGCGACTAAACCAACTGCAACAAATGAAGAAGTACAAAAGATTGCTATTGTAGTAAAATCTCATGCAAGTAATGGATTAATAAAAGTATTTGGTGCTGGTAGGTCAAATGATATACCTAATAGAGTTAATAGGGATATGAATTTTACAGATGATTCTGAATTAACTTTTGGTGATAGCGATGATGCTAGTATTAAATGGGATTCAACAGCTAGTCAATTGTTTATAGATGGCGAATCTAAGTTTTTAGATAAATTAATTGCAAACAACAATTTTGTAGCTCAAGGTACTGTTGATTTAAATGTAATGCCAACTCATCAATCTGAGGGTTCAATAAAAATAGGTAGATATGATGGCAATACAACAAGGTTTCATTTAATAAAAAACTACGTTTCAACAACTCTAGCTAGTAATTACATGAAATTTTCACTACATAATGATGTTGATAACGATACAACAGATGTTTTAAGTTTATTTGGTGATGGTAATATTGTTGTGGCTGGTAATGAAACTATTGGTAACACAACTATTGAAGCTGATAGAATATTAAAAATTCAAACAGCAGCAGAGTATAATACTGAATTACAATTAAGAGAATCGACTGATAATTATGGATTTACTTTAAGGTATGATGGAACTGCAAATCAATTTAAAGTTATAAGACATGATAATAGTGCTGCTGGAGTAGATGTAATTACTATTGGCAGAGGTGCAAACACAGTAGCGTTTGCTGGTGGTATTACAATGGGTGGTCAACAAATCGATATGGTTAATGGTAACATTGTTAATGTAAATAATTTAACATTTAATGATCCTGGCGGTAATGAAGGTATAAATTGGAATGGTGGTAACTTATGGAGAATATTTGAATCACCTAACGACTTAAGTAATGCTTCTGGTAATTTACAATTTGTTAAAGATACTACAAGGTCAATGACTTTAGATACATCTGGCAATTTATACACTTTAGGTGGTTTAGATGCTGGTAGTGTAATTAGCAGAAATACATTGTCAGTTACTGGTGTATCTACATTTACATCAAGAGTTGATATGACTGGTACAAGTGGATGGAACTCACCTAGTTATTTTTATGCTGCATATACTCATACTACTGGTATGAGAATGGTAGGTAACGAATCTCAAATTGATCTTGTATCACAAGATTTAGGAGAACACTCAGGTTCTCTTTTATTAAGAGGTGCTAATCAAGGTTTTGGGTTAACAAATAGTATTACAAATAACAGATTAGAAATTAAATATTTTGTAGCAGATGATGATTCATTTACAATACATGGTAGTGGAACAAATGTAAGTACATTAACAGATGTTGTTTTTTTCAATTCTGATGGTAGTGTTGATTTTAAAAATAATATAAATGTTACTGGAAATACTACTGCTAATGGTTCTTTAACTGTAACCTCAGATACTGGTTTAAAAATAAGAACAACAACAAATGGTGTTGGAGCTAAAATAAATTTTAGTGATCATATAACAACTGGAACTTTACAAGAGGGTACATTATATTTTGCTCATGCAGACAACACCTCAATAGGTAGTGGTGCCGCTTTTCATTTTGATACTACTGAAACACAAGTTAGTGTTGTATCTGGTGATGCTACTAGCGAGGGGAATTTTTTATCTTATTCAAGAGCATCAACAGCAGAGGTTGATTATGGTTTTGTAGCAGATTTAAATACTGGTATGTATCGACCAGCTAATCATCAACTAGGTTTTGTTGTTAATGGTTCAAGAAAAATACAATTGACCGCTGATGGTGTGTTTATACAAAATGGTTCATTATATGTACAATCTGGTACTGCCGCAGTTCCCTCATTGCAAATAGGTGATACAGATACTGGTTTTTATGATGCTGGAGCAAATGTAATAGGTATTTCTACTGGAGGTGTTGCACAAGCTACATTTGGTTCATCACCTAATGGAACAATACCTTTGAGAGTTTTTGGAAGTGGAGCTACTATTGGCGGAACTACAATGGCAAACTCAACTCTATTAGTAGGTACAACAAGCGTTGGAATTGGTATTGATTCAAATGAGATAATGAATGTTGGCGACCATTTCTATTTTGGAACGAGTGGAGCAGATAGAGACATTGTTTTTAGAACACAAGGGAGTGTAAAGCAAATGAGATTATTGCACTCTGGAGAATTATGCTTAGGTACAGATAATTCAAGTGCTGATGCTTTATTAGATATTAAAACTCCAGCAGTAGCAGATGGTGGCACACTAGGTGCTAATATTTTGTCATTAATAGGCACATCAGAAACTACATCTACAAGTGGAACTGTAACACCAACAAATGCAATAGTGTTTAAACCAGCAATGCCAGCTGGATATGGGACAGATGGTTATAATACAGTTTTAGAACAGCAATCTGGAGGTACTAGAACATTTTATTTTAGAACATCTGGAGCAAGTCATTTAAGTATTGATGTAGAACATAATGTCGTTTTAGGTGGTAGTGTACTTATTGGCGCTACTCAGGTAATACAACTGCAAGATACTAACAATCAATTACAAACTGGTTTCTTTAAATCTGGTGGCAACATGACTTTAATGATTGACAGTAATGATAATGGTGTTGGAAATGTTTTTAGTTTAAAGCACAATGGTCAATCATCTACTACTGGTTCTAATTTAATGACTATAAATGACAGCGGTAACATGGATTTACAGGGTTATATAATATGTGATAACAATGTAATAATAGATGGTGTTGATGCGGCTGGTAATGTAACTGGAACAGATGATCAATTAAGAGTAACTGGCTATGGAATAATGGGTAACAGAGCTGGTAATGTATATATTACAAACGGCAATACTGCTGCTAGTGCGAGTTTGGTATTTGGAGTTAGGGGAGTGCATAATGGGAATAACAGGTTAATTATTAATGACAATACATCAACCTTTTATACTGATATAACCGCAAGTAATCATGATATTAAAGCAGTAGGTACTTCAACCAATACAGTCACATCAGAATACGATTCAACACATTATGCTAGATTTGAAGCTAATTCAAGTGGCGGTGTTGTTAAGGGTATTGGCGGTGGTGGTTTTTTGATTAGAAGTTATGGCGATACTTATTTTAATGGTGGCAATTTAGGAGTTGCTATTGCTGTTCCAACTAATAACGACTTTGGTTCTGTTCCGCCAAGATTACATGTTTTAGGTGCTGGCGCTAATGGTGAATTTAGATTAACCGCAAGGTTTCAAGCTGGTGCAGATGCTGATAATACTGGTGCTGCAATAATTATAAATCATTCTAATGATAGAGGTATGGTGCTTGAGGGTGGTCGAGCAAATAGCGATAGGGGTATTGGTCATATAGGATTATCAACATCTGGGGGTGTTCACACTAGATTAATTACAATTAAACAGCATAGCAACGATGATTATAGATTTGGTGTTAATGAACAATCACCAAAAGTAGATTTTGATTTTCAGAATTATAGTTCTTCTAATGGTCAATCATCAACAATGCGAATTGGTGGTGCAGGTAGTAATGAAAGTTCTAAATTAGAACTAGGTGAATCAATTAATGCCTCTGGTGTAATGACTTATGGTTATGCTTTAGTTAATGATGGCTCAGCAAATAAATTTGCAATAACAACACATAATAATAGTGCTGGAGGTGTTAATTCATTTGAGATAGATAGAGTTACTGGTAATGTTGGAATTAAAGGAGTTAGTGGTGCTGAGGAGTTACAGGTTAATGGCAATATGTTTTTAACAAACAACAGCTATATAGGTTTTAACACAAGCGCATCATCTGGACATCCTAAAATTTCAATGGATTCATTAGGTGCTTTTAGTTTTACAAATACAGCAAATTTAGTAGGTTTAAAAATTAATAATAGTGGAACTGTTGATTTAAACAATGGAACTGGTCAAACTGTTTTAGTTAAGGGTGGCACAATGAATTTTGGAATACCTGGCAATGGAGCAAATGTAAATGGAAGATTCTGTACTATTGAGGGCAATACTGGTACTGATGGCGAAGGTTCTGGTAGAATATTCTTTGCTGAACACAATTCAACAACTGGAGCAAAAAATGCTTATGGAATGTCACTTGGTTATAGAGGTGGTGGTACATCTTTACCTAGTGGCGTTAATGGCTTATTAACACAAATAGGAAATGGTGAATGGGGTATGTGGGGACATAATGGTGTTGATAATGGTACTCTGATAATGTCTGGTACTCGTTCAGCAAGTACATTAAAATTGTTAACTAATTTAGTTGAGACAAAAGCTGTAAACCAAAGGGTTAAGATTTCAGTATGGTCAGGTTCTACTTATGGTTTTGGTATGCAAACTACTCATACATTTGGTGGGTTAAATGGTTATGCCATAACTTGTCAAATGAGCAATACATCAGCAAGAGGTTTTTGGTGGGGTGATACTGGTCATACAAATTCTCAAGGTGCTTTTGCTTGTACTACTCAAGGTAAATTTACAATAGCACATTCACTTAGATTAGGTTATGGAGAAGGTGATACAACATTGCCAGGATCAACATATACTTGTGATGTTTCTGGTACAATAAGAGCCACAAGTGATGTTATAGCTTTTTCTGATCGTAGAATAAAAGAAAACATTGTTACTGTTGACAATGCACTAGATAAGGTTACACAATTAAGAGGTGTTACATATACCAGAAAAGATATTGATGATAAATCAACTAAAATTGGTGTTATTGCACAAGAAGTTTTAGAGGTGTTGCCAGAGGTTGTAAGTATTGATGATGAGGATAAGCACTCTGTTGCTTATGGTAATATGGCTGGTGTATTTATAGAAGCTATAAAAGAATTAAAAGCAGAAGTTGATAGTTTAAAACAAGAAATTAAACAATTAAAAAAATAAAATATGCCTTGTCCAAATATTGCAAATGATGAAATATCAATGCTTAAAACAGCTAGAGAAAGAACTGGAGCTGGTTATACATCAAATTTTACAATAGCACCACCAATATATATGTCAGACATACAAAGATTAAGTGGTGGCGATTCAAGTGGATCAGGTCGAAGCTATCCAGCAGTTGCATTAGCAAATCCAATCACTAACCGACCAGATGGTGAAAATCCATTGGCTATGTCTGAATTTAGTTTATACGATCAAAACCCTCCTAGAACAGCATTTATGTTTAATTATAACAGTCAGTCAAGCAATAATGCTTGTGCTTTTGCAATACCTTTTGACACATATTATCATGATGATGCAAATAATTTAGTGCCAGATAATGTAAATATTTATACTGCGTATACAACACAAACTGGAACAACTGTTGCCACAGCTGGTTATTATGCTATATACACAACTGGCGGTTCGCCAAGTGGTTCATATATTCGTGTTGGCAATAATGGATTAATAATTGAGGTTGATGATTGTTAAATAAATAAATATAAATTAAAATAAATAAATTATGGCAAATACTTATTCTTGGGAAATATCTCAATTTAACGCAAAAATACAAGAGGGTGATAATAAAAATGTTATTTATGAAATAATATTTGTTTATATAGCATCTGATGGTGAGGCAAATCCAACAACTGCTAGACAGGTTGGTGTACAAAATATTGAATATAACCCAGAAAATCCTTTTATACCTTACGAGGATTTAACTAAAGAAATTGTTGTTGGCTGGTTAGAATCAACAGTTAATATAGATCAATTAAAAGAAGATGTTGATCAATTATTATATCAAAAGAAAAATCCAGTAGATGAGATTTTATATCCAAACTGGAACGATCCAGTATAAATTACTATATTTGTAATATAACTATAAATTTAATATAATGTCTAAAATTAAAGAAGAAGAATTAAAATTACTACAAGAAAGTCAAACACAATTAAATCAAATTGTTAATCAAATGGGCGTTTTGTCTATACAAAAAATTAATATTGACAAGCAAGAAAAATCTTTGTTAGAACAATTATCTGAAGTTGAAACAAAACAATTAAAACTTAAGAAAGAGCTTGAGGAACAGTATGGTAAGGTTTCAGTTAATTTAGAAGACGGTTCTTACGAAGAGATACCAGAAGACAAATAATATTATGGGATTTGCAGATATGAAATTATATTTTCTCAATTCAGTAGCTTTTGTTATATCGTTAACAGAAGTAGAAGTTACATTAAAAATTATATTACTTATTTGCACAATAGCTTATACTATTCAAAAAACTAGAAAAATAAAATGAGCAAAGAATTAAGTGAAGACAGTAAATTTGAAATTAGTATAAAAACACTTATAGCTATAGGGGCAGGATTGTCAGCTCTTATAGGTATGTGGTTTGCTTTACAAGCAGACATAGAAGAGGCAAAAGAATTGCCTAAGCCAGAAATATCAAGAACTGAATACGATCTAAAAGATAAACTGGTAAGAGAAACTATCATGAATACTGGAAAGAAAGTTGAAGAAAACTCAGATGCTTTAAAAAAGATTGATGATAAGTTATTTGAAATAATTAGTAAATGAAAAAATTATTATGTGCGATATTTGTATTGGTTGCGGCATCTGTATATAGTCAAGACATAACTGTCTTGCAAATAAATGCAGAGTGGAATAAAAAAAATAATTACGATTTAAGTAACATTACTGGTGCTACTGTTAAATTTAGCTATCTAAAAGATCAACCAAACGATGTACAGAACAGTATAATGGCTGTACCTGTTATTGTTATTATGGATCAAACTGGTAGAGTAAGGATGCAATATGTTGCAGATATATCTTTGCAAATAAAAGCTACTAACTTAGAGATACAAAATACTGTTGACAGATTGAAAAGAAGTAGAAGAGCAAGCACAAATTAATGATGAGAATATTTATATGTATAATACTAATGTCAATAATAGGGTGCGGAACTTACACCCCAAAACCAATAATCAAACACGTTTTAGCGGTTACATCAGAAGGAGATACTCTTCTATTACCAATAGATAAAATACGTCCTAACATTTATCAATCTATATATCCTTTGTATGCTAGGGAATGGAATCCTTATTACTACAATAATTGGAGATATAATAACATATACTCTGGCAATATATACTATGAATCTAATAGTAGTTCTAGTAACAATAATTCTAGCAATACATCTAGCAATCATAACACAAAAGACATATCAAGAATAGATATGAACGCTATAAAAGCTAAACGAAACGATAAATAATGGTTAATATAAGTAAACACATATCTTACAAGGAAGCTACTAGAAGTGCTACAGCTCTTAGATTAGGCATAGAAAACACACCTAATGAGTATGAGTTACAAAACATGGAGATCATAGCTAAGAAAGTGTTTGAGCCGTTAAGAGAAGCAGTTGATGCTCCTATAAAAATTAATTCATTCTTTAGAAGTGAAAAACTTAATAAAGCAATTGGTGGAAGTGGTAAAAGTCAACATTGTCAAGGTAGAGCTATTGATATTGATGATGTTTACGGCAGTGTTTCTAATGCTTATATGTTTTATTATATTAAGGATAATTTGGATTTTGACCAACTTATTTGGGAATTTGGTACAGATGCTAATCCTGACTGGGTTCACGTTAGTTATGTAGACGAAGATTCTAACAGAAAAAGATGCCTTAAAGCAATTAGAGAAGACGGTAAAACTAAATATATTGATATAACAAATGTCTGATAAAAAGAAGTTTAAAGAAACTACGGTTGGTAAATTATTATTTGGTGCTGCATCAATGATTAATCCAACACTAGGTAAGGTATTAAATAGTGTAAGTTCACCACAAGAAGCGTTAGCTGAAATAGGTAAATCTAAAATATCTAATGATGATAAGATTAAGCTACAGCAAATGATTTACGATCAACAAAATAAAGAAATAGAATCTATAACTAGCAGATGGGAAGCTGATTCTATGAGTGATTCGTGGTTAAGTAAAAATGTACGTCCATTAGTTTTAGTGTGGTGTATAGTTGTATTTAGTTTAGCTGGCATTTTAGACAGCATAGAAAGCGTTCCATTTCACATTGGAGCAACTTGGAATGACACATTTGAGAAGGTAATGATGGCTGTTGTCTTAGCATATTTTGGTGGTCGTACCGCAGAAAAATCTACTAGCATATTTAAAGGATAATAAATAAATTCAATACCCTATGAATTTAATAGGTATTTTTATATCTTTGTGAATTCAATAGGGTGCGATATTCTGTTGATTTTCTTTGTTTTCAGTAAAAAGGGGTAGCATAGTGTTACCTCTTTTTTTTGTCTTTTGCCTTGCACATGACATATTTTATCTATATGTTTGTTGTATGAAAAATCTAACAAAGAAGTTGGTGCGAATTCAAGGGAGTTTGAAAGCACCTAAAAATCAAAGGAATAACTTTGGTAATTACAATTACAGAAGTTGTGAAGACATCTTAGAAGCAGTAAAACCATTACTAGCAAAAGAAGAGTTGTTATTAACAATTACTGATTCTATTGCTCCAGAACCTTTATTTGTTAATGCAGTTGCAGAGATCACTGACGGTGTAGACAAAATACAAGTCAGAGCTCAAGCAGGTATTAACTTAAATCGTAAAGGAATGGATGTAGCTCAATGCTATGGTGCATCAAGCAGTTATGCTAGAAAGTACGCTTTAAACGGCTTATTTTTAATTGATGATACAAAAGATGCAGATGCTACTAATAATCACGCTAACACGTCTAAAAACGCCTCTACGGCTGTCTTAGAGCCAAATAAAGATTGGTTAGAAGACAAAGGAGACAAGTTTGATAAAGCTAAACAAGCTATAAAAGAAAAAGGTTTTACTATCACCGATATTAGAAAAAAATATAAAGTAAGTAAGAAAGTAGAGAAATTATTATTAACCTAAATTAAATTAAAATTATGAATGAAAAAAAGTATGTAGGTAGTGGAAAAAAAGTTGGAAACTACGATTTAGTGAACTTCACAATTAGTGAAGAAAAAACACAAGATGCTTGGATTGAGTACAATGGTAAACGCTTTTTAAAGTTAACTATTGGAAATAAAAAACAAGTAGATCAATACGGTAAAACACATTCTATATGGATTGATGAATATGTGCCTGAAAATAAAGAGGCACAAGCTCCTTCAGCACCACTTCCAGCACAGGATTTACCATTTTAATTAACATTCCCCCATTACTTAGTTGTTTTGGGGGATTTTAATCTTACATTATGACACAAAGAAAAAACACAAAATACGTTAACATTAATTTAGCATTTATGAATACAAACTTATCAATATCAGAAGCTACTGTATTATCCTATATAGATTCATTATCCATTAAGAAAGGTTATTGTTATGCCTCAAATGAAAGTATTTGTATGGCATTAAACTTAAACGATAGAACTTTATACAGAATATTAAAGAGTTTAGAAAACAAAGAATACATAAAAAGAGTTACAAAGAGTTTAGGCAATGACGGAAAAGAACGTAAGATTTATGTCTCTCCAGATGCCAAGAATGTCAGTTGTATGTAATACATAGTGTATTATATAAATAAATAATACATAGTGTATTATATACATAGTGTATTATAAAATATACACGAAAAAAAATACTATGCAAGAAAACTTTGTAAAAATTGGAATCGTACCTAAAGGCAAATACTTTCAACAGAAAGTAAAGTGCCCAAAATGTAGCCACACTAGGAAAAATAAAAGTGATACCTCGCTTTCTATTAACCTAGAGGATGGCTTATATCATTGCCACCATTGTGGTTGGAACGGTTCTGTAAACCCTAACATCAATATGATTAAAGAAAAAATATACACAAAACCAACTACAAGTAATTTACAAAAAATAAACTCAAACGCTATTAAGTTTTTAAATGCTAGAGGCATTACAAATCAAGTTATAGAAAACAATAAGATTACGACTACAAAAGACGGTAAAAGTGTTGTATTTCCATACCTTAAAAACAATGAACTTGTCAATTATAAAACAAGAGGCATTAATAATAAAACATTTACACAAAGCAAAAACGGACAACCTATAATATTTAATTATGATCGTGTTGTAAATCAAGATTTTGTTATACTATGTGAAGGTGAATTAGATTCGTTAAGTTGGGAGGTTGCAGGTTTTACTTACCATACGTCTGTAAATATGGGAGCACCAAATGTTAGAGACAAAAACTTAGATAAGAAATTAGAATGTATTACAAATTGTTATGAAGTGTTTGATAATGCTAAGGCAGTTTATTTATGCACTGATAATGACGAAAACGGAAGGTATTTAGAAGAGGAATTAATAAGACGTATTGGTGCTGAAAAAATTAGATTAATAGATACTAATCCGTATAAAGATGCAAATGAAGTTTTACTTAATGAAGGCATAGATTCTTTACTGCATAGATTTAAAAATGCTAGAGTGCCTAAAGTTGAAGGCATATTTGATGTCAGTGATATATACGATAGTATGTTAGACGGATATAAGAACGGTCAGGAACGAGGTTCTACAACACATATAGAAGCTATTGATAGGGCATGGACATGGCGTAATGGCGAGGTTAATATATGGACAGGTTATCAGAATGAAGGAAAAAGTATGTTTTTAAATCAACTATCAGTATTAAAAGCATTTCACGATGGATGGAAGTTTGCAGTGTTTTCACCAGAGAATATGCCAATAAATGATTTTTTCCATGATCTTATAGAATGTTACATAGGCAAAAGTTCTGATCCTTTTTATCAAAACAATTACATGAGTGAAGCTGAATTTAAGCAAGGCATGGAGTTTATGAAAAAACACTTTTTTATTATATATCCAAAAAAAAGTTATAAATTAGAGGACATCTTTGAAAGAGCTAAGTTTTTAGTTAAGACAAAAGGTATACGTTCTTTAATTATTGATCCGTACAATACTGTACAACACAGGATGCAAAGAGGTGAAAGAGAAGATTTATACATTAGTAGATTTATGAGTGAGCTAAAAAGGTTTGCCGTAGAAAATAAAATCTCTGTTCATTTAGTTGCACACCAAGTTACGCCACAAAAAGATGATAATGGAAGGTATAGAAAACCAGATGTTAACACTATTAAAGGTGGTGGGACATTTGCAGATAAAAGTGACAATGTACTTTTTGTATGGCGACCAAATAGAGCATTAGATTTTAGTAATACTCAAGTTACATTTGGCAGTCAAAAAATAAAGAAACAGAAATTAGTAGGTTATCCACAAGACATTGAAGGTATAACTTACCATAGAAAATCGAACAGATATTATTTCAATAATCAAACACCCTTTGATGACGTTGATAATATCAGATGCGAAAACGAGCTAGAGTAGATGCTAACCAAAAAAAGATTGTCTCTCAAATCAGAGAGGTAGGATGCTCTGTCCTCCACACTCACCAATTAGGCAAAGGTGCTCCTGATATTATAGTAGGATATGCAGGTAATAATTATCTTATAGAAATTAAAGACGGAGATAAACCGTTAGCACAACAAAAACTAACACCAGACGAAATAAAGTTTCAAGCTGAATGGCAAGGTAATTATTATGTTGTGAATTCATTTGATAAACTTAGAGACATAATATTTAAAGATGAGCTCTAAGATATTAGACATATTAGCTAAGAGACACGATGAGTGGATTAAAATGGCTAAAAGCTTTAAGCTAAACAATAATGATGCAAAGGAGTTAGTTCAAGAGATGTACCTTAGAATGTATAATTACACTAAGGATGTAAATCGTATTATGTATAATGATAATGAAATAAATACATTTTACATTTATATAACATTAAGGAATTTGTATTACAGTAATTATACAAACTATAAAAAGAAAAAAAAGATTACTGTATTTACAGATATTGATGATGAAAAATACAATTATATTATTAATAATATAGCGTATAATGAAGACGAGATATTACACAATTATAATAAGAAAATTGATCTTGAGGCATTATATAATAAAATAGATAATATAATAGACGATTGGTATTGGTACGATAAAAAATTAACTAAGTTGTATTTGAATACCGAAATGAGTATGCGAGACATAAGCAAAGAAACTAAAATAAGTTTAAGTTCAATATTTAATACATTAACAAATGCAAAAGAAAAAATTAGACAAGAAAGCAAAGAAGAGTACAAAAAGTACAAAAGCTAAAGGTTTAGGCGATACAGTCGAACAAGTGTTAGAAGCTACTGGAATAGCTAAAGTAGCTAAGTGGGCACTTGGTGAAGATTGTGGCTGTGATGAACGTAAAGCTAAACTAAATTACTTATTCCCTTATTATCAGCCAGAGTGTTTAACGGAAGACGAATACAATATTTTAGATAAATATTATACTGAGGCAAAACCAACTGTAACGCCAGAAAAACAACAAGAGTTACTTACTATATACAATAGGGTTTTTCATCAAAAAATGAATTTAACAAGTTGTTCGTCATGCTTTAAAAACAACTTACATAAGAAATTAGAACGAGTGTATAAAGAATATAATATATAATTATGCCATTTTTAAAACCAAAGAAATACGAAGAGAAAGCTACGTTTATGGCAAGGTTCATGAACAATGCTAAAATGATCTTAGAATACCCAGATACTAAACAACGTTATGCAGTAGGCATGGATGTTTGGAAAAAGAATTTTATGTAATAGTTGTATAAGTCATTTCTTTTATTAACTTTGTAAGTGAATAACAAAGAGAATATGAAAGCAATACTTTATACACTAATTTTATTTACATTGTTTAACTGCTCAGATAACTGCGATTTAAGTCACTATCCTTCGGCTCCTTACTTTGATGAACCTTATCATGCAGAGTACGGAGACAATACCGTAAAATATATTTATTTATGCAGAGACGGTTCTAATAGTGAGGTTTACACTTACTATATAGAAGGAGGTTGTTGGGAGTATTACGTTTCATATCAGTATAACTATAATTGTAATTAATATGAAAGAACCAATAATCACACTAGACAATGAGATGCATGATAGACATGAGCTCACACAAAAAGCAATTCAAGATAGCTTTTATTATGGCTACTTAGCAAAAGCTTGTTTATCAAGTAGTGCAATAAGTCAACTACTTAAATCACCATTAGAATACTTAAATCAAATAAACCTGCCTACTGAATCAGATGCACTAGCTCAAGGATATTTATTTCATGCTAGTATATTAGAAGAGGATAAATTTAACGAGTGTTTATTCTTAGATGTTAAGACAAAGGCAAATAAAGAATATAAACTTGCCAAAGAAGAAAGGTGGGATGTCTTTACTGTAAAGGATAGAGACAAAGCATTAAGATTAAGAGATAGATTTTATAATTGTAAACCTGCAAGTGAACTTATAGAGAATAGTGAGTTTGAAGTGCCTATGGTTAATAATTTAATGGGATACCCTTTTAGAGCTAAGGCAGATGTTTTAGGTCAGTATTTAATAGATTTAAAGACAACTCAAGTTTTATCGGCATTTAAGTACAGTGCCAATAAATATAATTATGATAGTCAATGTTACATATATTGTAACCTGTTTGGTAAAAGTTATAAAGATTTTAAATACATTGTTATAGATAAATCACCAACAAATGAAATTGGTATTTTTAATGTCAGCGAAAATTTCTATTTTAGTGGTGAGCAAAAAGTTGAGTATGCTATAAAAGTATATGAAAACTATATTAAGAATGAATTTGATTTAGAAAACTACCTAGTAGAAGACACTTTATAAATGGAAAATGAATATTTAGATTACTTAGATTGTTATGAAGACACTCTATTATGTCTAAAGAAAAGAGTAATAACAGAAAACGAAATACCTATATTAATCGAGCAATACGAATTAGAAGAGCATTATGAATGTTGCAGTGCAATGTTACACGCTTTAGAGGATTACAAAGCTCATCAAAATTATTTAACATGATTTCACCAAAACACATAATAGAAAAAATAGTTGAACTATCTAGGATCAATGTATTTGAGAATACTAGAAAAAGAGAATATGTAGAAGTACGATCTTTATTAAATCATATACTTTATAATCACAAACGAATGACTTTGTTTAGAATTGTAAGAATATATAAAAAGTATGGATGGGAAGTTAATCACGCTACTATATTACATTCATTAAGAACTTATGAGGTTCATAAGAATTACAATAAAGATTTAATAGTATGGGAACAAAAGATTGTTGACAAAATAAACAAAATGGATAATTATAGTAAAAGAGAATATATTAAAAGCAAAGTAAATTATCTTAACAACAAAGACGTTGATGAGTTAACTATGGTTATTAGCAATATGGTTGATAAAGAATTACAGTATGCAGAATAAATACAGAAAGCTTTTACAAAAGGAATCGCCTAACTTATACAAGAGTTATGAGAATATTGTTGAAGAGCAGTTTGAACTCTTTGCTAAAAAACAATTAGATTATGGCATTAGTAATATAAGCACTGGTGCAAACTTAGAAACTAAAGAAGGTAAAGATTTTGCTTTACATGGTTTGTGGTTTAGAATGAACGACAAAATAAGTCGTTGGAAAAACTTAATAATTAAGAATCGTAAAGGGAATAACGAAACCCTCTTAGATACATATCAGGATTTAGGCAATTACTCTATTATATGCCAACTAATTAAAAAAGGTTTATGGAAGGAGTAGACAACGAAAACAAAAAGAAAAAAGACGGAAGAGCAAACAACGGTGCTTTAAAAGGTATTTACAGAGGACAAGGACGACCACCAAAGGCAAGAGAAAAAAAGCTAGGTAACTATGCTTTAGGTGCTATGAAAAAGGTGTTTGGTAGTGAAGAGAAGGCGTGGCTAGAACTAGCTAAACAAGCTCAAGATAGTTTCCCTCACATGAGATTACTTTGGGAATATAAGTACGGTAAACCAAAAGAGTTAAAAGAGTTAAATGTAAAAACAGAAGTTAACATCCCTATTATAGATTTTGCAGATAAGGAAAAAATAATTGACATTGAATCAGAAGATATAAAAGATGAAGAAACTAAACCTCAATAAAAAGTATCAAGCTTTATTTAACTCTCAAAGTCGTTACTTTGTAATTACTGGAGGGAGGGGTTCTGGAAAATCATTTGCTACAAACACATTCTTAGTATTACTAACTTACGAAAAAGGACATAGGATATTATTCACTCGTTATACTATGACCTCAGCAGGTATGTCAATTATACCAGAGTTTATAGAGAAGCTTGAGTTAATGGGCGTACTCGATCAGTTCACTGTAAACAAAACAGAGATCATAAACAATTTAACAGGCAGTTCAATATACTTTAGTGGTATTAGAACATCAAGCGGAGATCAAACGGCAAAGCTTAAATCTATACAAGGTGTAAGTACATTTGTGTTAGACGAAGCAGAAGAGCTAACAGATGAGGAAAGTTTTGATAAGATTGATTTCAGTATTAGGTCGAAGCTCGTTAAGAACAGATGTATATTAATTCTAAACCCTACTACAAAAGAGAACTGGATATATCAAAGGTTTTTTCAGAATAGAGGTGTTCCAGACGGACACAATGGAACTAAAGAAAACATAACTTATATACATACTACATACCAAGATAACTTAGATCACTTGTCTAAATCATTTGTTAAGCAAATAGATGTAATGAAAGTTAGACGACCAGAGAAGTTTAAACATCAGATTGAAGGAGGATGGTTAGAATCAGCAGAAGGAGTTATATTTAAACATTGGAACATAGGTAAATTTAATGATGAGATAGATTCAATATTTGGTATGGACATAGGATTTTCAGTTGATCCAAGTGTTTTAGTTGAGGTAGCAATAGATAAAGACAGGAAAGTAATTTGGTTAAAAGAACACTACTATAAAAAAGCATTAAGCACAACACAAATATATGAATTGAATAGACGTTATGCAGGTGGCAATTTAATTGTAATGGACAATTCCGAGCCACGCCTTTTGTCTTCCATAAAGAATAAAGGATTAAACGTAATACCCACCATAAAAAAGAAAGGCAGTATTCTCGCAGGTGTCTCGTTGATGCAGGATCACCAAATAATTATAGATGATAAATCTGTGAATTTAATTCGTGAATTTAATAACTATACTTGGAAACTAACAGGTGCAATTCCTATCGATAAATTTAATCACGGCATTGATGCCTCAAGATATGCAATTCAATATTTATTAACTAGATCAGTGCCACATGGTAGCTACTTTATTAAATAAAAAATGAAGATAGGAAACGTTTACATATTAGACAAGTACGAACAACAAATTGTTGAACTAAGTGCATATCAAAGAGATAAAAACAAAAGAGATACAGGTTGGCATGGTCATAAAACAGTAAACGAAACTGGAGAATTAGATTTAGATATTGTGGGGTTTGGTGCTGAGTTTATATTTTGTAGAGAACTAAATCTATACCCTGACTTTAAAATACATAATACGTCTAAAGTAAATGGAACTGACAATTATGATGCTATATACAAAGGCAAAACTATTGATGTGAAAGTTAATAGAAATCATAAAAATCCTTTGATGATACCTGCCTATGCCAAAACAGATTGTAATTTGTTTGCTCTGTTTAGTTGCATATACCCTAGATATAGATTTGAAGGGTTTGCCACAAACGAAATGGTTTTTGATAAATCTAAACTGAGAATGACTAGAGTCATGGCTTATGTTACTGAAAAAACAGATTTATTAGAGATAACTCAAGTTTTTTAGCATTTTTTTTATAATTTATTTGGTCAGGTGGAGATAATTAACTAGATTTGTGTATAACTAATAAATAAAACTATGAAAACAATTAAAAACAAACACTACAATTTAAGACAAATATTAATAGAGTACGGTTGCCAAGAATATGGAGATTGTATTGTTGACGATATTTGTAATTTATTTAACTACCCTAACACTTTAACTTATTACCATGAAAGCAAAGAAAGAAATTATTAACAAACACTTTAAACTAAAAAACGATTGGATACAAAACAGTAATCAAAATCGTATGTTAGAACTATTAAATAAACAATTTAAAACAAAGAAATCATGATAGTAAAATTAGCAGTTCATTATGAACAAGAAAGAACAGATAAAAAAGACAATAACAATGGTTTGTTACATGGCATATACCATTATGATGTGCCTAAAAAAAATTTAGATACAGACGATATGTTTAACAATGACATTGTTCATGTTGAATGGTATAAAACAAAATTAGAAAGAAATAAACAATTAAAATTATAACATTATGAGTTGGATAGAAAACGAAACCTTTGATCATTACAGAAAAAGAGTAAATCAAATAGAAAAATCAATTAACCTATTAAGAAGTCATGGCTACACAGTTGTAGATTTAGAAGGCAAAATAGTAGAAGAAAAAGTAGAACAACAATGATAGTTAAAAACACATATACAATAACAGAAAATATGGGTTGTTATGATCTTGAAATAGATTATGAATACTACCATAAAACACCAACACACTTTGATCCATTAGAAGACAGGTTAGACATCAAAGAGGTACGATTAAACGGAATGGACATAACTAAATTTTATTGGGATTATCTTGATGAGGATATGTTTATTGATGTTTATGAGTACGCAACAGAAAACAAATACGAAACAACATGAAAACACAATACAAAGAAGTTATTGACTTTTACAATAATTCAACACCCGCACAACATCAATATTTTTTACAATTAATATCTGACAACATAACATTGTTTAATGCTGAAACAGGAGTGTGTTATGAATTTGATGAAGAGTATATAATAAGTTTTAATGGCACACAACATCAAATAAATATCAAATGAGAAAGTGTAACAAATGTTCGGCAATAATAGAACAGAAAGCTAAACAATTATTCTGTTATAATTGCAAAGGGTATAAGATGCCTTACGAAACTTATAAATTTTATTCACTAGCAAACCAATTTGAAAACAAATAATATGATTGAACACGAACACACAGATACAGATGTTGTAGATACTTTGTATTGGGATTTCCCAAAAGTATTTGACAAAATTATAGAACACTTAGATAATCAAAACAAATAATTATGAGAAAAAAATTTATAAACGGAATACTTAATTTAGCAGGAGATGAATTTGAAAGCAGACAAGATTTAATTCAATTAGCGAAAAAAAACAATAATGAATTAAGAGATATGTTGCTTCACTTTATAGAGAATGAAAGAATGAAAAATTATAAAATAAAAGGATTAAAACATTATTATGAAAGTAAACAGAGTATATAAAACAGTACGCCCAATGAAAAAGTTTGGCAATTTAATAAAGGATTTATTTATGCCTAAACAATCTAATCACTTTTGGATTAGAGTAAAAGAAATCGCAGAAACTAAAGAGGAAAAAGAAGAGCAAATTTATGCCATAATAGAATTATTAAATAATAGAATAGATATAAAACTATGAGTAATTTAAAAGCACACTTACAACAGGATTTACTTGAAGCACATGAGTGTTTTTACAATGTAAATAGAAATATAAATAACTATGTTGTAGATAATCAATACAACAACGAATTTAAAAGAAACCTAGAGAAGCTAGACAATTTCTTTACTTATTGGAACTATCACGCTAAAAACTTAAATAAATAAATATGACACACTTAGAAGATTTAAACCGAATTGAAATCAGACACCTTAGAGATATGAATCAAATATTAAAATCTGAGATCATGAAGCTAAAGAATGTGAATCGAACACTCGAAGCAAAGAATGAATTATATAGGCAACAATTAGAATCAGAATATAGAAAGAGTAAAGCGTGAGAGTTCTAACGTTTGAAATAAAAGAAGTAGGACAAGAGCCATACAAAAAGCAATTCAATACGGATAGATCAATTCAATGGACAGTTCAACAGTATTCAAGGCACAGATCAATTCAATACATGAATTTAATAGAATAAATTTAATACCTTTGAATTCAATATAAATTCAATATACATAAATTTAATACGTTTTGTTTGTTTGTTTGCCCTCTGTAAATTTTACAGGGGGTTTTTTGTTGGATAACTTGCAAAGCTAAAAACAATAAAAGCAAGAAAGCAAATTAATGTTCTTATTTAGAATTAATATAAATTGTCATGTGGGGTTGACTTGTATTATTTTATTAACTAATATTGTGAATAATTATTAACTAAATAAATAAACAATATGAAAACAATTCACAAACTTTTTATCGATGCCTTAGTAATAATTTCTTTTATTACGTTCGCCTTTGTTATGGTGGCATCTCTTATAATTTTAACTAAACTATTTATATAATGAAAACAAAAAGAATTAACGAATTAAACAACCTTTATGCAGTGCCAAAGGGCAAAGTATATAAAGTAAAAAGAAACGCCCCAAAAAGCATCTTAAAACGCTTTATTTTAAGTGATTTGTTTATTAAAGTATTTGTTTATACAAGTGCTTTTATTTTAACCCTTTTATTAACCCTAGAAATATAAAACAATGAAAACAAAAGAACAGACAAAACAAATTCACGAAATTAAAAATTATAGAAAATTTAATATTTCAGTTTTACACCCTACTAACAACATAGGAACAAGAGTAAAAATAACCGAACCAAAAAGATATAACACAGACAAAACAAGAAAAGTAATTTTATCTTATGATTATGAAATTGGGGACATTGCCCAGCAAGGTTTGAATTATTTAATAGAAAAAGGTTTTAAACCTGTTGCTAGATGTTCAGAATATAAATATTATACTATTCTCTGCGATAGTTGGGGAAATGATTTTATTGAATTAAATTAAGATTATGAATTTATATTATAACAACTTAAAACAATTACAAAAAATATACAATACTACTTGCAACGCTTACGAGTGGAAAATTAACATGCTAGAAAAAGAAATAAAAGAACTTAAAAACAAAATAAAATAAACATTATGAAAACATTTAAAACATTTAACGAAGCAATAGAACATATTAAATTAAAATGTGCTTATTTAGAAATAGATTCTAAAATATTTATACAATATCTTAAAAAAAATAGTGTTGTTAAATTAGATGGCACCTTTTATTTTATAGATGAATATAACTTATTAAACTAACATTATGCACCGACTAGAAAAAAACATACTGCACCATGCAAATAAAAGAAGAGAACAAAGAAACTTAAATTGTTTATGTTGTAACGAACCAATGATTAAGATAGGCACTAAAGTCAAGATAGTAGATAATTTTGAAGAGCACCCAAACTATAAACTAAATACTATCTTACAAATAATAGAACATGATGAAGATGGATATTACATTTTAAATAATGGTTCTTGTTGTTCAGAGGGCGAAATTGAAACAATAAATTAAATTATATTAATATGAAAACAGAACAAAGAAAGTATTTTATAAATGATGTTATTAACGCAGGATATAATATTGAGCCGTTAACCTGTTTAAATTGTAACAGTCAAGAAGTAACATTTAACCAACATTTAAATGATGCTTACTGTTCAGAATGCGGAACATGGCAAACTGAATAAATTAAATTATATTAATCTTTTATCGCCTTTTATTAAAAATTAACCTCCTTTTCAGGGGGTTTTTTTATTCCTCACATTTTGTTAGATTCCTGACATTTAGTTAATTATGATTAATTAAATATTGAAAATATATATTTCTTTTCTTAATCAGCTCTACAAAGCCATATTTAGCTATCTAACGTTAGATTTAACACACTTTAATTGCATAGTGGTATATTCATATACCTTGATCAATTTAAATGCATTAGAACGCTTTAAAATGATTATTATTTATTTTATATCTTATTTTTATGTAATATTTAGACACTCTACCTGTTTTGCACCCGTGTGGTGTAAGGAACTAACTTTCTCTACACTTCATACTTTCCATCTGACACTTGTATATCCTTTATGAATTCAATACCTTTATAAATCTAATACCTTATGGCACGCAAAAAAAACAAACTTGTAACTTACGATGAGAATTATCTTAGGCACATATCCTTTTGCATAGACAACAACATAAAGATATATGCCGTGCCAAAGAATCAACGAGAATATTATGTTGAAGTAAATGATAATGGTAAAATAGTTCGTTCACCAGAACCTTATGGATTAAAACAATGGAGTGATAAGATCATAGAGCTATATACATTCTACTACTACAAACATAACCCAACCGACAAATAGTCAGATAATTTATATTATATATATATTACATAGTGTATTATATTACATAATGTATTATATTGCATAGTGTATTATATTACATAGTGTATTATATACATAGTGTAATACATAATGTATATATACATATATATTACATATATATCTGACATATATTCAGTTGGAATAAGTAAAGTACAAAAACAATCTAAATTATTATTTATTATATGGCACTAAAACAAATTGAACTAGAAGTACCAACAACTCTATCTGACATTAAACTTTGGCAATACCAAAAGTATATGAAAATCTTAGAGCAAAATAAAATAGAAGATGCCGAAGATCAAGATCAGGTAATGGATTTCTTAAACATGAAACTTGTTGAGATATTTTGTAACGTATCTCTTATTGATGTAAGCAAGATACCGTTAAACGAATACAATAAAATACTAGAAATATTAAATAAGGCATTTCAAGAAAAACCTAAGCTTGTGCAAAGATTTGACTTGCTTGATGTTGATATGGGATTTATACCCAAACTTGACGACATCACACTTGGCGAATATGTAGATATTGAATCAAACATTTCTGATTGGCAAAAAATGCACAAAGCTATGGCTGTATTGTATCGTCCAGTTAATTTTAAAGTTAAAGATAAGTATGGAATTGCACCGTACAAGGTTAATGAAGAAACGCAAGAGCTAATGAAAGAAATGCCATTAGATGTTGCAATGAGTTCGATGGTTTTTTTTTACGATTTAGGGAAGGAGTTGCTGGGAGCTATACCGAAATATTTGGAGGCGAATTTGAAGAAAGAGGGTATGCAGACGCTAGACAAGCATTTGGAAAAAAATGGGGGTGGTATCAATCAATTTATGCACTCGCTAAAGGAGATGTCAGAAACTTCAATGCAGTTACCGAACTTCCACTCTACCAATGTTTAAATTACTTAGCATTTGAAAAAGAGAAAATAGATATAGAACAACAAGAAATAAAAAAAGCATATAAAAAATGACAGGTTTTTACGACATACTAGATAAATTAAAAACATATCTACAAGGCAACAACAATGTTAACACAGTTACATTTGGAGATATATTTGAAGTTGATCTTGCTAAACAAACTATATTTCCATTATCTCACATAATTGTAAATAGTTGTACATTTCAAGATCATGTTGTAGTATTTAATTTACAAATATTATGCATGGATATTGTAAATGAAACTAAAGAAGATAAGAAAGATTTAAATAACTACTTTCACGACATAAACAACAAACAAGATGTGTTAAACACTCAGTTTGCCGTAGTTAATGGATTACAATCTGCACTAAGAAGAGGTGAGTTGTTTTCTGATTTGTATCAAATAGATACAGATTACACCGCTAATATGTTTGAGGACAGGTTTGAGAATCTACTTGCTGGCTGGACGCTTGACGTATCAATTACAGTAGCAAACAATCAAATATCAGATATTAATGCTAATGGTCAATCTCCTTGCTAATGAGTTTTAAACTAGACAATACAAAAAAATACTTAGCAGAATATTCTAAGAATCTATTAAAGTTAGCAAAGATAGAAATAGAAAAAGCTGACAGAACTAGAAGTTATAGAAGTGGGAGTATTACAGGAGCTATAGATGCAAGCGGAAGTTTAAAAGATAGTTTGCGACTTCAGGGTGCAAAAACTACAGGTGTTGTTTATAATTATAGCATAACAGGAAATGCGTATGGGGAAGCTGTAGACGAAGGAACAAAAAGATCAACACCACCTGTACAAAAGTTAATCAACTGGCTTATATCAAAAAACAAAACACTTGTAGATTCAAAAAAAAACATAGTACAATTAAACGATTTTAAGAAAGTAAGAAGAATTGCATTTGCAATACAAAAATCATTAAACATAAATGGAATACAAAGAACTGGATTTATAACAGATTTAGTAAATGCTGAGTTTAAACAATTAAACGACATATATAAACCTGTAGTTAAAGATATTGAGGTTGATATAGACAATATTTTACTTAAAGCAGGATATAAAAAGAAAGGTAAAGATACTTACACAATAGAAACGCATATTAAAGGATAATGTCAACAATAATAAATACTAGATCACCGTTTTACAAAAAGATAACTAATTCATCTTTACATACAGCAAAACTAGAGCTGTATATTTGGACAGGTGTATACTCAGATAGAGCAG